TTGGGGCCCCCCCCCCCCCCGCCATAACCCAAGCCACCGTAGGCGGAATACTGGTCATGTACTGGCTCATATCGACCGGAGCGAATAGGGAGAACACACCAGAGAGCAACAGATTCACCATTGCCATGATTTGCTCAACCGCCCAAAAGAACAGGTCTTTGAGCATGTTGACAAGCGAGATTAAAAGCTGATAGAGGAACACCAACAGCTTGTTAAATAAATCGACTAACCATTCCATATTAACCTCCGAAGATGATACGACGCGCCGCAAACACTGACGTCATGATGAGCACCGCACGAATAAAACCGAACACCCAATCAAAGCTGATTTGCTCTTCAAAACTGAAGTCACCGAAGAACGGCACAGGGAGCACGAAAGAAGGGCGCTTGGCACTGGATAAGTCGAGGTCACCAAACGAGCTGACAAAGTTGTCGATGGTGTTGTGTTTGAGATTGTCTAACTGACCGGACACCAAACCACCTAAGCCATCGGGATAGGCCGACTCATAAAAACCTGTACAGGTTTGAGATTCGATGCACGTCCCACCCGTACCTGCGCCAGACGTATCTGTGTTGGCAATGCCGTCTAAGATGTCGGAAATGCCGGAAACATCCTCCGCGATACCATCCATTGCCCCTGCAATTTTCTCTACATCATCACCCACACCATTAATGGCATTGGTGTTCTTGTTCACGGCCGTGGTGATGTCAGCATTCGCTTGTTGGATAAGGGCCTTAGTGTTTTCGTAAATCTTGTTGTCGTTGATTTGCTGCTTTTGAATGGCTTGCGTATTGGTGACCATCGACGCATTCAATGCAATGATTTGGTTTTGAACGTCAGCACTGGCTTGATTGATGTCGATGTTCATATCATTTAGCGCCTTGTTGACATCCGAGTTCAAGCCTTTAATCGCATTCAATACTGCCATGTCTGTTGAATCATCAGTATCAGGGTCTTCAACATCCGGCTTTTTCTCAGTATCCGGTGGATTCACCGTATTGGTTGAGCCATCAGGTAATACGCTAGGGTCTTCGATGTCGCCTGTTGGGTCGTCAGGGTCATGAATTGGGTCATCAGGAATGATAGGAGTGTCAGGGCCATCTTTACCCCAGAAGAGTGTACCACCTTCACATTGATTGCCCGTGAACTGGAAGTTACCGTGACATAATGTGTTTTGAGTCCATTGACCAGACTCGACATCCGTACAAAGCGTAGTATCACTGGGAACGCGGCCTAATTCGCAACGGGTTGCCCCAAAGTCGCCATAGCATGCCCCAGTGACTTGTTCACCGTAGACGTACGCAACCCATTGAAGCAGCTTGGTTTCATCAATGGATTTTTTGAACTGGCAAGCGTCCATACAGGTGCCATCAGGGTTTTCACCATACTCACATGCAGGAACGATGGGTTCACATGAGACGACGTACCCGTCTTCTACTTTTTCATGGTCGGGAGGACATTGAGCTGAATTTTGAAAGAATCCGGCTGCACGATAAAGAGGCCAAGAAGCACTGGTTGTGTGACACATGATATCTACAACGTATTTGCCATGCCTCAAATAACAGGACTTAGTAGAAAAATCCTTGTAGTTAACAAACTTGTTTTCATAACAAGAGACATAAGAGGCAGGGTTAACTCTCATACCCAATAGCAACTTACAATCGGGATAAGCTGAAACGTCTGAAACCTTATATGTTGGTTGAGCCGCGCTTGCATTAAGTGATAAGAACAAACACGAAAACAGAAGTAAAAAGAGTGATTTATTCACGTTTTCACCATTAAAAAAGGGGGCCGAAGCCCCCTTATCCTCTAAAGTTTTGGCTGGCCACGTATCCGGCAATGCCACCCAAAAGCACAAAGACGATGAGTTGGACATCGTGGAGAACGGCCAACATAAACTTAAGCCTTGTTCACAGCACGCTTAGCAAGAGTGATGGATTTGTAAGCCATAGTAATGCCGACAATCACCAGACCTGCCGCGCCGATTTTGGTTGCCACACCAGATAAGTCGATAGCGGAGAACGGGTCAGCTGCACCACCTTCCGCCGCCATAGCAGGGACAGAAAGCACCGCAACAGTGACGGTTGCCGCCGCTTGTTTACCGAACTTTTTAAGCGCGTTTAGACGTTTCATAACAGATTCCTCAAAGTAGTTTTATTAAACGTATTGCCATCTTGATGGCGTAAGTTGAGAGATAGCCGCCAACGAACACCAAGGTAAAACCCAAGCCGAACGCTTGAGATATCTCTCCTGGAGTCAGCTGTGTGTAGCTCATTAACGTGTCATATTCTTGAGCCGTCACCATGACATAACCACTGCATGAAGCCGCTTCAATGTCAGGAACGACAGCGAGAAAACCGTCCGCGTTCGGTAGAGCACACACAGGCATAACGAAATTCCTTATTTAGCCTTTAGCGAGGCTTCAAAATGTTTCTTGATGTCGTCATCCACAGGGATGAGTTCCGTAACGATGGCACCCGCCAATGGGTCTTCTGGGTTAATCTCCAAACGCAATTGGTATTCACGGCGAGGAACGAGAGCGCCAGTGCGCTCAAGAAGCAGGGCATATTCATGGTCAATCATCAAAGGTTGATCCCATTGGGGATTCACATCACCGGATTCACCGATAGTGCGGCGTTTGAATTTCTCCGAGTTGATTTCACGTAGAGGACGTGACACGTTCAGTTGAGCACTGTCACCACGTGCTGAGTTCCAAGTGATATCCATGCCAAGTACAAAAACGGATTTAGCCATTTGTTAAGTCTCCAATATGTGAGTCACCAACTTGCCGTAGGTATCGGGGAAGGTGAATTTCGTTCCATCACGGACAAGGGAACCGACCACGGTTTCAATGTCGCCCTCATGGAATTCAATAAGTGAATTAAGGATTTTCCCGTACTGGCGGCGCATCCAGTGCGCAGAGGCCAACAGGTCTAACGCCGCGCGTTTCGTCGGGACAGGTTTGGTATTGAATTTCTTTGCAGTAGAAATTGACGCAGCGAAATCATTCAGCGCGGCATACGCGCCAGCAGGATTCAGCAACACATCAACATTCCATTTTTTAAGCTCGACCTCAGAGCGATACCAGACAAGGCCAGTGTTTGCGAGTTTCTGCTCAAGAGCCTTGTTGTAGATACGCCAGTAAATGCGCGAGGTACGCGAACCAATCGAGTATTGCTCTTTGGTATAAATCGGTTTGCCATCTTTGCCGATGCTGGCAATGGTCATATCTTCATGAAGCACAGGGCCACGACCACGTTCTGCGGTGCGGAAACAGTCATCCCGCCACGCCTTGTAAGCGTATTCGCAATCAAAAATGCCGTCGTAATCGTCATAGGCCAAGTCAACACGCGCCAAAGTTTGCACACCAAGCACATTGGTCAGCCAGTCATGCAGCGACCACGTAGGACGACGGGCAAATACATGCTTGCATCCCGTTCCGTTGATTTGGAAATGCACCGTGTCATTGTTACCGCCGATACCAACAAAGCCGCAGAAGTCCTCACCATCTGGCGAAGTCAATTTCATGGATTCGGTGTAGAACTGGAAACCCAAACCGCGAGGCGCAGACAGCGACAAACCAAGCACTTGGTTGGTGAAGATGCGCAAGCAGTCTTCCAAGTAATTGCGATAACAGATATCAAACGCTTTGTTGTACGCATCAATCTCATCGGAAGTCTGAGCGACCGTCGGATTAAACACAGGTGGAGCAGGGAACTTAGGTGCACGACAGTGACGCTGTAACAGTCCAGATTTAGCAAAGCCTTTGTATTCCTCATGCTTGTGCAATCGACGAACCGCATCGTGACAATGACGTAAGTCTTTCACAGCAAACGTAAAACACAGGTAATCAATATGAACGCTTTGCTCATCGAAACTTTTAAGGATGTTAGTTGCAGTAGTCATCGAACACCCCCATATTGATACGTTGTTCAACGGTCGTGTTGGTGATGGACACCAACTCATAAGAAGCGAACTGAGACGAAGCCCAAGACTCAAGATGAGACATGGATTTAAGCAAATCCCATTCGTCGCAACCTTTGACCAACACAGACACCGTGTAGTCAGGCAGCAAGTCGTAATAGATGATTTGAGCTTCGTTCATGGATTAAGCCTCTGAACTAGGCTTGGTGACGCTGTCACAGTTTTGATTATTTTGGTTTTCAATCTGTGAGTTAACGGCGTGAATTAATCGACGAGTCATTTCACAATCAGCCAGTGCACGGTGCGCCGTTAAGTCAGACACATCAACATTCTGTTGAGCGCAAGCGTTGGAAAGTGATTGCCACTTGTAATCTTCATGGTGTTCATTCCAAACACCAAAGAACTCTGCATACCAAAGCATTGCGCACTGAGGAACACAGAACTTGAAAAACAAATCGTGAACGGATTGGACGTAAGCAGCGTTACAGTGCTTATCCAAAGATTGGATAATTAAGCGCGCGTCAAAATCTGAGTTGTAGATGATGATTGGACGACCGTTAAGAAGCGGAAGAAAATGGTTTGAGAAGACTAAGTGAAAGTCGGGTGCATCCTTAACGTCTTCATCGGTGATGCCATGAATAGCAGTTGCTTCAGCAGGAATCGAACAAGTTGGTTTAACAAGTTCGTTCACGATAACTTTGCCAGTGTGAGCACAAATAGCTGTGAACTCGACAATTTCTGCTTGAGAACCTAAACCAGTAGTTTCCGTATCAAGAATGATCGCGTTCTGAGTAGAGAGTTTTTTCATAGCAACACCAAGCAAATTTAACTGAGTAACCAAATTTGGTTATTAGCGTAATCACCAAAATTGGTTAGCGCAAGACACCAAAAATGGTGATTGATAAGCTAAACTGACGAAAACGGAGGAAGCGGTATGTATCAGAACAAACTATTAGATGCCTACAAAAAGGCTCAAAGTTACGTACAAGACAAACAAATTGCAGCGGATATGAATGTGCCGCCGCAGAGAATCAGTGATTTCCGCAAAGGAAAGCGTTATATGACTGATACACAAGCAATTTTTCTTGCAGAGCAATCAGGTTTAGACCCTGAGATTGCATTGCTGGGTTGTCACGCTGATCGCAATGATAATCCGCAGATAAAAGCAGTATGGGAAGGAATTGCAAAAAAGTTTAATGGGCTTGGATTGTCAGGAATCTCAATGGCTTGCACTGGATTAGCCTTAGTGATTGCAAGTCCACAGGAACCACTATTACAGTGCGCATTATATTCGTGTTTATGTTGAGTGGTTTGCCAACGGC